TACTCGACCCGATCCCGCCAGGCTTCAATGAGACCGACGCACGCCTCGACTGTTCCCGAATCCTCGTTCAGGCGGGAGAACACCCCCCACGTCGTTCGTGCGCTGAAGTCAGCGGACTCTTTCGTAGAGAACGCCGTGTCATAGCTTTGAATGATAAAATCGTATCGTGGCTCATAATTTAATTTTTGCCACCAGTCCCTCTTGAGTATGGCGCCTTGCTCCGCCGACGGGCGTTGCTGGTAGAGTGACTCCCACACCCTGTCGCCGACAGTCGCCCTTATTTTCTTGAGCTTCTCGACGGAGTACGCTTCGGGCCATAAGGCATCGCCGTTTGCGTTGATCGCAGGCAAGTCAAGAATTTTCCAATCCTCATCCGAGTTCTCCAAAATCCATCCCGCCAAATCCTCCTCGTGCCATCGTGTCTGGATCAGGATGACAGCGCCCCCAGGCTGGAGACGTGTATAGGCGACGGACTTGTACCATTCGATTAAGTTCCGTCTTTGAAGTCCTGACTCCGCTTCCTCACGGCCCTTGATCGGATCGTCAATGACCAATAAATGGGCGCCCCTTCCCGTGATGGCGCCTCCCGCACCGACGGCGCTGTACGTTCCGCCATGCACGGTGTGAAATCGCTTTGCGGAGCTTGAATCGTCCCTTAGGCCGACGCCTTCGAAGACCCGCATGAAATCATCCGACTTTAACTGGTTACGCACCTTGCGTCCAAAATCATCAGCCAGTTCCTGTGCGTATGTCGCTTGAATGACAAAGTTCCTGGGATTGCGGCCCAGGTACCATGCGGGAAAAAATTCGGAGCAGAGCATAGACTTTCCATGACGTGGTGGCATAAAGATAGCCAATCTGTCAATCTCGCCTCTCTCTAAACTTTCTAGGTTTTTTCCAATAAGTTGTATATGCGCAGGGGTATTGTATCCAGGGTAGAGATGCTGGGCATAGTCCAATATATGGGAATGCGCAGACGCATTCGTTTGTTTTGTTCTTTGTTTCTCTAGTATTTCGAAAACTTGTGTTTTAATGTCCTTAGGAGCCTTTGGATCCAAAAGGATTGTTTTAGCTTTCGTAAGTAATTCTGTTCTCATTATTTTTCAGGGAAGTATAATACAAAATAATTTATTTATACATAAAATAGTCAATACCCGATAAAGCTTATACTTACCCTCCCGAAAGCTAGAATTTCTTTTTAAACTTTATACGATTATTTTTACGATAAACTTAATCGAATTAAGTTTAAATCGTATTCGAATTTTAATAAGAAAATTTTTAGAAAATAGAAATAAAAAAAACTCGCTAAAATTAATTAGCGAGTTTTTATATTAAAGTTTTTAATTAAAGACTATTAATTTTTTCTTCGAAGTATTTAATATTTTCTTCTAAAGCTTTTCTATTAGATACGATATTTTTTTTATCTAAAAGATAATTTTTATTTTCTTTTATAATATCTAAAATTTCGCTTTTATTTTCTATAGTAACGTTATTATTATCGATTACTAAACGAAGCTTTTTAAAACGTTTATTAGCTAACGTATCGTAAGAAATATCGATAGTTCGATAACGACTATTTAAAAATAAATCTCTAATAGTAGTATTAAATTTCGCTTCTTCGAATATTTTATAACTTTCGAATTTATCGTTTTTTAGATTTACTAAACGAAATAAAATACGATTATTTAAAATAGTTCTAATCGAAATAGGAAATTTTTTATTAGAATTTTTTTCCATTTTTTTCTCCTTTCTAGAATTTTAATTAATTCTAATTTTAGAATACTTATATTTAACCATAAGTAAAGTATAAATATATAAATATTAGTAATAATAGTAGTATTTTCTCCATATTTTTCGCTTTCTTTTATTAACTATATTCTATTAAAAACTATCGAAAACAGCTAAGATTTTAGTATTTTTTAGTATTTTGTTACGATTTTTTTATTAGTTAAAAGATATAGCTAAGCTTACACGTAAGCTTAGGAGGCGGAGGGTTGATTCTCAATGCTCAATCTTAATCTCAATTCTCAATCTCAAGCTCAATTCTCAATGCTCAATGCTCAATGAATAAGGGTTGGCTCCTCCCGCCGCATTATATAAAGCGATAAAAAAAGGGGCGATTTTATCGCCCCTTGTCGGAGTTATAGTCTTTATTTAATTTCTGCTGCGAATTTTTCGAACTTCGCTATGTTGGCTGTTAACTTCTCTTTAATTTCTTTTGAGAAGTTAACTGCTGATTCTTTATTTAATTTGATTACTTGGAGTAATATCTCTTTAGTTTCTTTTGAGATATTTATTCCTTGCACGAAACAGAGAACGGGGATTCTTTTAAATCTTCCATTTATTCCTGTGTCGTACTGATAATCTAAAGAAGTGAACCCGGCTTTATGGGCGTCTTGTAGATTAGTCGCTACTTTGTAGTTTTCGTAGCGTGCGTATGATTTGCCTGATGGTTTCTTTTGATTAACTAGGCAGAACATAACTGCTCTTCCCTCTAACTGCTTAAAGCTAGTCGGGAATTTTTTTTCCGTAGATTTTGTCATTATAAACTCCTTTTATTTCTGACTTTCTTTTAGACCCTTATGGTCTACTTATTATTATAAAGATTTTTTAACATAATTATACATTTATTTAAATTAATTGTTAATAACTTTATCCCCTCTTGTTGAGTAAATAATCGACTGTCTTGCGGACTTTGACGATTGTATCCTTAATCTCGTGTGAGATATAATGATGATCCACTGTATATGGTCTATTAAGAGGACTCAATGTCTCATCACCCAAGGTGTGTTCGTCAAGGTCTTGGATTATTGTTATTAACTTCTCCCGGACATCGTCCGGCATTTGTGCTTTATCAACCATTATACCTCCCTCGTTGTGCTCTTTCTAAAGCTCGTTGTTGCTGTAAGGGTGTGACGGGTCCCATTAATCGTCTGTCCCTTATTCGTGTATACACTCCCTCGTGAAATGTTATTGGCATTTCATAAGGCACATGTGTATATAACATCCTTCTCAATTCTTGTATGCTCATATCTTTCTCCTGTTTCTTTAATTTTAAACTAATTTAATCCTAATTATACAAAAATTAAATAAGGTTGACATAATAATAATAAAGCTCCTCCTCCCGCCGCCTCCCTCCTCCGCACTCCTCCGCCGAAGGCGGAGGTCGGTGGCTGACGGATGATGAGGGACGACTCAATCTCAATGACTCAAGGCCCCCGCCTCAACCTTCAACCTCACCGCCCTGCGGGCGGAGGCTGATGGCTGATGTCTCAATCTCAATGACTCAAGCCGCAGCCTTCAACCACCGTAGTTCGCTTTCAACTTGTCAAGATAATCGATGAGGTCATCCTCACTCATGGTGTCAAACTGTGAGTGCTTCACCTCTTTCTTCTCAACCAGGTATCCCAGCAACTGGGCCTTCAACCGGGCCGCCTGGACCGCCGCTCCAAGTTGTTTTTTGGTGCACGCCGCCTCATACAACCTGTCAAGCTTGTCAATCTCCTTGTCCAGTGTATGCACCGTCTGCTGCATCTGGAGCGACCGAGCCCGGCTCACCGCCCTCAGTATTTTATCTTTTTTTAAGAGGCGGCTGGCTTGTACGTGAGCTGACGTTTCAGCATAGCCTGCTTCCAAAGCCGCTTGTCTCTTACCCAATCCAGATATTATGCCGTGAACGAACTTTTTTTCCTTGTCCGATAAAATCTTATTTTCTGTATGGGAAAATTCTATAACATTATCCATAGTATTAGCCCTCAATTTATCTTATTAAGGGCTAATTGTATAGGATTTTATTTTAATCCAGGGTATTGTTTTAAAATACTTTTAATGATTTCTTCTTCGCTATGATGGTGATCGTGAAAACTAGAGCCATCATCTAATGTGATAAAACGATAACTCCCTAGCTTACTATCGTGTTCGTCTGACCAAAATCCAACGGTTTTTCCCGCATAAAATAGAACTCCATCGTCACTATTAGGAAGAGGGTCACTATATTTTAATTTTTTATTATCAGTCATAGTTTTTCCTTTCTATTCTAAATAGGTTATGATTTTCTCGAAGAAATTGATTTTTATAGGGATATTTAAAGACGATTGTAATTGGATATAACTATAATATGGAGTCTGTAAATCTTCGAGAGTTTTGGTTGAAGTATTCTCGAACTCTGTGAATGAAATTCGCTCCTCATATAAATTAAAACGAAGCTCGTCCTCGGGGTCGAAATTTCCTATTACTTTGTCGTTCTTTATTATGATTGAAAGTCTGTCTGTGTCGTAATAATAAAGAATGTAAGTGTTATTATTTCGTGTCACTATTTTCTTAATCATAACTTTTCCTTTCTAGTTAAGGGTTGAAAGAGCTTCGAATACTCCCAGGCCCTTTGCGTAGACTTTATCTTGTCTTGCGTATTTAATTATCTCCCCAAACATATTCTTCTTAGGGAGTTGGTTAAATGGTAGGTCAACTATGACTGGAGTGAAATCTTTAAGAACTCCATGACAATAGCTTACGTCCCACATAGGAAAACCGGGGTCGCTTAAAAGCCTAAAGCGTGTTATCTTTAAAAGGCGTTTATCGTCCCAGTCAACGGTTTCTCTATCAATAGAATGATAGTCTTGCCCGTTAGTATTTAAGGGATTTATTTCTTTTACTCCGTACATAAAATTTTTCCTTTCTTGTTATTCTATAAGAATAAACTTTTTTAAACCTAATTAAACAAGTTTAATAACTTTATGTTTAAATATATAAAAAGCCAGTCCAGTTAAGACGCCTCCTGGTACTCCTGGGCCGCATAGCTCTCCCGTATCTTCTCTCCATATATACCAGCCCCCGCATCGATTATAAACTTCTTCGAAAGGTGGTATATATCTTACGTGTTTATTTATTAATGCTTTTCTTACATCAGCAGGCAAAGCGTTAAATTTTTCTCTCACGTTCATAACTTTTTCCTTTTTTGTTTTCTTTATTATAAAGAAAGAAGACGCAAAATTATACAAGAGGTTAATTTTTACTGTCGCCCTTTTTCGGTAGATTAGAGGCTTTGTTATTATGCTCCCGTATGGCTTCTTTTATTTTAGGGGCGACAATCTCGTGAACTCTATCAGAGAAGAAGTCTCCCGCATAATTCATATTCACGGTTTGGACAATATCTTTAATCTCCTCTTGAGTAATTTCTATCCATATTGATTTTTGTTTTTTCTTAGGCATTATCTTCTGTCTATTTTATGTCTATTTTCCCACCAATGTTTTGATCTAAATTCGTATTTGTTCTGCTCTTTTCTATCTGTTTTTCTATCAGTTTTTTTAATAAGCTCATCGAGAGGGAGTTGGATATCACCAAGGGAAGTTAGACAGTAAGGGCAAACTAGATTTTTATGATAGACTAACGTCTCACAGTCATCGCAGTATTTTTTAGTAGTCATAACCACTTAGAGAAAATCCATTCTTGTCTACGGAGTTTCTTTCCTTGTTTTTTGATTTCTTTTAAGTGGGTAGTTCTGGCTCTCCCGCTGGATTTGTATCCACGTTTGCCGTCGGGAGCTTTATCACTTAAAGGTCCTAACTCTTTATCCTTTCCTATTCCTTTTCTTGTTGTCATAATTACCTCCTACATTCTAAATAACTCGGGACTCTTGAATTGAAACTCAATGTCATCCATAGTATCTTCTGACCAGTCTAGTTGTTCTTTATAGTGTTCGTCACAATATAAATTATCAGAAACAATATGGCCAGTTATCCATTTTTTTGTAATGCGATTAGTTCCCTTTTTATCGCATCCGCGCAATGTCGTAGATACAGCACATCTATCCCGTCTTTTCATACATTCCCCATTTCTTCGTTATAGGCGTCTATGCCGTGCAGCATTCCTGCTTCGTTAGCACGCTCTTGTTTTTCTTGGGCACGCTCTCTTTGATTTCTCTCATACGTCCATCTTTTCTTCAAGAAAGAGAAATCCTTTTCTGTTAATACTTCAGTCGTTCCATCGGGCTTTGTTAGTTTAAAATGATGGACTTCGTTTTCTTTGCCTCTCTCGTAGACAGTAACTTTTTGTATACTTTTAAATACTATCATAAAATCATCTCCTCGTTTTCTTTATCTAAGCAACAGATTCCTGTCATTAATCGTTCCCTCTTATTTCTACTTAAATAAGGAAACGCCTCTTGAATTGAAGTTCCCGTATTATATTTAAATAAATCGGGCCCTTTAACTGATACTATACTTTTTGATTTACAAGTAGGGCACTGCGTATTAAAGTGATATTCTTGCCCTTTCTCGTCACTAAAAGTTTCTTTATGGGTCCAGCGCATACTGTTTTCCTTTCTTTTTGTATACTTATATATTAATCGACCCTGATTACAAAGTATACCAGTTTATTATTTTTTTGTATATGGGTTATATATCCATATCTCATCTAATAAATAGGCTCCATTTCTTTTCTTTCCATTCAGTTGATAAGTAGGTCCCTTATAGCCATCTTGTTGCATTTTATAATGTCGTATCGATGACTCTCTCATATGCTTTTGAGTTGCCTTAGGAAAGGGTTTTCCTGTCTTAAAATTTTTATGAATTTTTTTATTGAGTTTTTCTAGTATTGTCATTATTTCTTCCTTTCAATTAAATCCCAGCCGATACTTTTACAAATATAAAACTTATCGTTGATTTTAATAACATCGCCCACACTCATTGAAGTATGGCGCACATTAATTTCGTTGTTCTTCATTTTATCTTGAAAAACTTTTTTACCTAAAGGATTCTTTGGATTATCATTAAAAAAATGATATATATCTTCACATAATCCTTTATCTGATTCATAGTAATATGCATTATATATCTCAAAAAAAGACTCATCATTACTATTATAAACCTTGGTATGAGTTTTTTCTAAATCATCTAAATCTAAAAGTCCGCCCCCAACGATAAAATCACGAAAATTTTTATCATTAGAATAATAAACATCAAAATTTTTCATCATTTCTTCCTTTCTCAAATTATGCAAAGGGCTCCCTTATGGAGCCCCTCGCAATCTACGGAGGAAAAAGATACATAATCTATCTTTAACACTTAATAATAATATACTTTAAAACAAAGTAATACAATTATTTTAGAGTAAAGGTAGCTTTCGCTGATTTGCTTTGAGAGCCAGCCTTATCTCTATCTTCTGTAGCGATAAATCCTCGTTCACGGTCCCAATCTAAATCGATGGTTTTACCTCCCGCCTTTAGAAAATCGTTAATCTTCATACTAGATTTGTATAGATTAAATCTTTTCCAGCCAGCACATCCAACTCTTTTTGGATTTTTTGGAGCCAGAACTTGTATTCTCGCATCGCCATCATATTTATATACACCTTGTTTATCGTGTGGTGTATTAACTACTTTGGTCTTTTTAGTGGGTTTTGCCCCACCTACAGCAGGTTGTATATTTTGCATGTTTTCTCCTTTCTGCTATATTCTTATATTATACTAAACTGTAAACAGTTTCGACAAATTCTTTTAAAATTCAGCAAGTATTTTAACTGTGAAACATAAGTACGATAACTCCTATACCTATGATAATAATCCATTGATCCCACGTCATTAATTTTCCTTTCTATATATAGGGACCATTTCATAGTATCCCTGTTATGACTTACTATCCACCGGAACTCGTAAGATTAAAGGGATTACTTGTAAAAAGTATAAGTAATCCCTGATTATTAGTAGTGGATATAGAGAATTAGTCATTGGGATTAGGGATTACCATTTAGTAAAAGTTTAAATCCCATTTAATGATTCACTCTCTATATATAAAAGCGATATTTAGGAGTTATTCGTGCTTAGAACTATCCCTAACCACACATATTTAGCTCCACGCCCCATTCCATATTCCTTGTGATGCTTGTTTCTTGACGCACACTCTATCTTTAAATCGTCCTCTTTTTGACGCAGTATTTCCATCTCATCATCCGTGATGACTTTATATCCATCGATGATTCTCTGCTGCGCCGCCGTGAGAGAGACCTTTTCCTCACGTTTTACCAGCTTCAGTGCTTCCATCATGCTCTCCTAACTTGTTAAATTCATCAAAGTCTATGTCCAACCATAAACTCTTGTTCTTCTCCATCGTATAAATTATTTCACATCGCATTTCTACGTCATTATGCAGAAAATTCATTCTAATGACGAAAGTCAAGTCCTTAAAGGCGCTGTATTTCCCATTTCCCACGGGAAATGGCTTGTTTTCGTTATCCTTGAGCCAGTCGAGGCTGATTTGCCTGTTCTTTTTATTATGAATGGCGTTTCCACTGAGCCGGACCAGTGTCTTGTAGTCCATTATCTTATTTGCCATAATTTTCCTTTCTGTTAAATTAATTATAGTCTTTTTTAAAACACTTAAAACCTTAATCTTTCTCCTTGAAAGAAAAGGTCTGATAATCCTCCTTCCAGTCATATTTCTTTTTGGCTTTCTCTAATTCGTCCTCGTTAATGACTTGTTCCTTGTTCAAGGACGTAAGCCCAGGCTCTATGATTTCATAAAGCTTTTTAAACTTCTCGTATGTAAAGGCGGTGTATTCGTTCCACTCCATTTGTTCTAGATACTTCTCCAAGTCATCTTCGTGCATGACTTGCCCCTTTTTAAGATCCGTCAGCTTAGGGTCTATGATTTTATAGAACATATCATTCTCCTTTCTTTACTTCCTCATAAGCTGATTTAATGATCAACTGTAACGTTAATGTCTTGGGAAGATTGTACTTGAGTTTTATTTCCTCCAACATGTCATTAGTTGCGTGGTCAATCCCAACTGTAATCCAGTTCCTTTTTATTTTCTTTTTCTCTTGATAGTCTTGGGACGTGTCCGATAGTTTTTTAATGATGCTCATTTATTATGCTCCATTATAATCATAATTAAGGATCCAGCTAATATGAATCCCACACTCAGTGGAACGAGATAGTGAACCCAGTTTAATGTCGCCGTGCTGTTAATGTCCATTCCGAATAAAAAGACGGAGATGGTAAGAACAAGCCCAGAGACAAAGCTCATCGTGTATTTAATCATTCTTTATCCTTTCTTTTTTAGCGTGACGGAAAAGAAATTCCCGCCACGCTGTGCGGTGTTCAATATTTCTATTGATATATCTATTATATACGAAACATAGAACAAAAGAAACAATTATTTAATCTCCTGATTTATAAATCTTTCAAAAGTTTTTCTATAATCCCAATATCTATCTCCCTCATTATCTTCATATATTGTTTCAACATTTTCTGTTGGGTTTCCAAAAACATCACCAACATATTCTTCCCAATTAGCATAAGTAATTTTATTCAAATCAATTTCAACATCATTTTTAAGTTTGTATATAAAAGCAGTAAATGGTCTTAAAGAATATTCTGCCCACCCTATTTCACTCGCATCTTGTTCTGCTTGTACATTTGGGTGTAAGGATAAAAAATATGTTCCTGTTTTACTCACAGCAATTAATTGTCTTGGACACTTAAATCCACCAAAAGGTTTAGTGCCGTTTAATGGTTTAATGTATTTTATTTCTTTATTCATTATTTAATTTCCACAATCGAATAGTTATTCCTGTCCGTGAAGTTATATCTATATTTGTCAATCAAATTAATGTTCTCCCCGTTTAACTGCCCTTTCGCCAGGTCAATGTACTTTCCATGACCATACCAGGGAATCATCTGTATGTTAAACTCGTTCTGTCCTGTCTCATAATTATGGGAGAGAATGACTTGAATCGCACCTTCCCATGACGCCGCAATCGTCGTGAGACCATAATTCCTCTGTCCCGCCCTAGAGACAGAAGCGCCTCTTCCCGTTAGTTTTCCATAAAATTCTGCCATGTTATTCCTTTCTCATATTTCGAAAACCGCTGCTTTCGGATATTTTTTCTTCGCTTCCTCCACTGTGTCGTATTCGTCCACCCAGTTTTCTATATTCAACCATTGAACGCCCGTATGTCTTCTTATCGTCTCCTTAACAGAAAACCTCTTACAGTTGACGGACACGTCGCCTAATAATTGGTAATAGCATCCACCGTGGTCGTAGTTTTCGTGTATCGTATGTATTTCTGAATTACGGGACATTAGTAATCCAAGTCGAACATTTGCCCTACTTGCTCATGCTCGTCTTTCTTTTTATTCATCAGTTCCTCGTCATAAGTTGGCTGATAAAGCTCTCCGACAGTCTTATCATTCCCGTTAGGGTGTCCTGTAAGCTTATCAAAAAGAGGACTAATGAGTCCATTAAACTTTAAGTCAACGAGAGCGGTTTGAATATCGTCCCATCGATAGAGATGATCAGCGGTGGGATTTAAAACGTTCTGCTGATTAATAACTGGTCTTACATATATCGTCATAATTTTCCTTTCTATCAGATACCGTCCGAGCACCGTATTCGCCCAAATACGTGTGGACGGCATCCAATCAGTTACAGGGTTTTGGATATTTTTGAAACCCTAAAATTTATTTCCGGGAACCCATTAAAACCATTAAAAATGGATCCATAATCCTGTTATCCAGCGCAAGATCAGTTACTAGGCCACCCTTTCACATTTTTATCCTAGCTTTCTCTAGCCGGGTGAACCAATCTTGCTGAGACAATTAAAGATTATCGCTTTTCTTGTCTCTAATTAAGTATTTACTATTCTTCTTACAAAGTATACCCTTTCTTTTTAATCTTATTAAAATACTGCGCATATGCGCTTGATAGTTATAGTGCTTGATAAATCCCTCGTGAGGCTCTAGATTTTCTTTCACGAGAAGTTTATATAATGTTTTCGTTCCAATAGGACCGTGCCGTCGGATGATGTCCGTGAGCCATTCTTCCCGCTGCCTCCCGCTGCTCCTAAGTCTTTTAATGTAGGGCTCCCGTCTTATGTCTGACTTGATCTCGTCTTTTTCCTGACGTTTTCCATCAACGAGCCAATAGCCCTCCTTTATCTTTCGTGAAACAATGAGAAACGTTCCGTCATTCTTGGGGATTTTTCTTTCCTCAATGACGGGCTCCACCCACTTTCGTTCGGGAAGATCATCATCCGCCAAATCCTTTAAAAATTGGGGAATAACCAGTAAGTCGTCGTCCATCAGTTGAACTTTATTTGATGTGCGATGACGTCCATTCTTGTCGCCGCACTTTTACATCCGGGGCCGCAATACCGCTGGAACTTTTCCATCTCCGCCTCTTTTCCGCAGATGAAGCACTTTCGCTTGGTTGTAATCTTTTTCTTTTTATCTTCCATCGCAATACTCCCATACTTTTACGAATCGCTGAAGCCAGCAGTTTTGATATATTTTTACAGGAGGATTCTCCTCCCATAGATAGTCGTCCGCCGACCAGAGATTCCCTTCTTCCGTTCTCGGAAGATTCTTCTGCAGACGGTCGTCTCCCCATTTCTTGTACATCTTAATTAATTTTTCCATGTTAACCATTTAATTCGCTCCAATGTTTTTTTCGTTTAAACTGCCCTTTTCCCTTCCGATGCTTCGTATAGACAGGATCATGTCTTCCTCCTGGAAAATGCCTCTTTCGCCTTACTCCCAGTGTAACGATTCCCCGTGACAATGCTCCTGTTGTGTTTTTCATTTCAATAAGACGACTTTCAACTTGTCCTCATCGTTGCCATCATGACTCGTGAAGATGAGGGAGTTCTCCCATTCTCGCAAGTCGTGATCATATTTATTATCCTCCAGCCCTAACTCTATTTGCCAATACTTTAAATGCCCGTTCTCATAGCTTTTATCATAGTCATGGACTTTTCCAACCATAAAGCTGCAGTCGAGTTCGTCATTATAGACGGTATGCCAATGGTCGAGAAGCTGAATCCTGTCGCCCTTTTGAACGTCAATGAGAGGGATGATTGTTCCCTCTCTCAATACACGGGAGAGTTTATCCCCCGTGCAGTCAGGGCAACTTACTTCGCTTTTCTCATCTTCCCAACTTATAGTTACAATTTTCGTATCCTTGCATGTCTTGCAGTCGGGGGTGCAGTCAGGGCAGTCAATCGTATAGTCCTCCCGCCCCCTGTAGACATTTACTCGTTGTGTGTCATCGCATGTATGGCAGCTCATCTTTTTTCCTCCAGGTTTTTGCCTAGAACGAAAAGCATAAAGCCAATCGCCCCCAGCTCAATGACGATGATGCTTAAAAGTATAATGTATGTCATCTTCCTTTTCTCCTCATTTTTTGCCGTTTTTTATTCCTGCGAAACTTAGAGCCTCGTTTCCTGCGACCCCTGTGCTTCTTAGGATAGCCCATGCTTAAACCTCTTTTTCATCGCCCTTGAAGTTCTCCACGATAATTGGTCCCTTTAAAAGAACCATTTGACCGGCTATTTGTACTTGACGATCCATTTCTTCTATCCCATCTTTTCTGTAATAGCCATGATAGTGGCGAGTTGCTTTAAAATTGGGAAGTAATGGTCGTCTAGCGTGAGCTATATCTTCATTAGCATAGCCATGATATTTCTTCCCATTAATCTTTACATTAATGGATTCGATATACCCCTCCACTTTTTCTTGAAGTTCTTCTAAACTCCATTTCTTTTTAAAGGGCATTTCAACATGCTCGACTGTACCATCTTCTTTAATGACGAGGTATCGTCTAGTTTTTTCTTCAGACATTATTCATTCTCCTTTCTCTCATTTGCTCTATGCGTGCTGGAATTACTTTTGTATTATCGCACTCTTTACAGCAAATTCCTTTTTTCTTAATAGGATCGGGATTATTTCCCCACCCCTGAAATTCTTTCTTACATATGCAACAAATCTTTTTTAGTTTCATAGTTTTCCTTTCTGCTATTTCTTAATTATATATTTTTTAATTACATAAGAAACAACTTAATTAACTAATCTTTTAGGAACTTCAACAAAAGAAAGCTTTTTCCCGTGCGTTTTTTCATTGAGATAGAATATACAGAATTTACCAACTTCATTTAACGCAAACTGAAAGACCCTATGCTCCTTATCTTTTCGTGTTGGTTGAATATTTGTAACGGGAAATGTCGTCTCATCATCCAAGTCTTCAAACTCATCAAGGGAATACCCATGATTGAATGTCGCTTTATTATAGTCATTAAACTCTATTAATGCTTCTTTCGAAGCAAAAAATATCTTGCTCATTGTTTTCCTTTCGATTCTATATTATATAATAATAAATTAACGTGTTATACCGTTAATGTATCGTAGGCGAAATTTCTTGATTATAATTGGATATACTAATAGTGTCTTTAAGATTAGGTGTAATGTTAATATCAAGAACTGTTTTTGCGTCCTCAATGAGATTAATGATATACGAAATTCGGGGAAAGAGGATAGGATTATCATACTCCCTAAATTTATATATCTTCATTTTATCTTGGTTATCAATATATGTCACTTTAACATTATGTGAGATAAGCTTGTCCATACTTCATCTTAGTACAAAAACATATTAAAGTATATCATAATGTTCTCCATCCCGAAGGATGAGGAATACAGTGCCCTGTGCTAATCCCCTCTCTCATTGTTAATAATATATCTGAACTAATGCTTATTCTAGGTATATTCGTTGTATTATTTTCTGTCTTATGCATTAACGTACTGGGAAATATAACAAAATTTCCTGTTTCTGCTTTTAACTTATAACTTGCGAAATTAAATTGATTCCATTCCTTAAAATATTGATTAGTTGGAGGAATGTATAGTCCTAGTTTCGCCCCCTGTTCTTCTTCTATTATTAAGTCTCCCATTTCATCTGCACGAACGTAATAGACAGTCGAGAAATGACTTGCTGTATGACAATGCAAAGCGATATGCTGGTCTTTCGCTGTGTAAGTGGACCGTGCTTTAACAATATTAATATTAAATTTTGTCAAGTCATATCCTAACGCAGTAATAAAAGCTTCGATATGCTTATCTAGTTCCTTAAAAAGAATGTTATATTTTTTATCAGTATGAAAATTATCCATCGCTCCCTCTCCATCGAAAGAGGTATAGGTTTCTTTTCCACGAATATCAGTAGTTGTTGCAAAACGACCCGGCTGCTCTTTTACAAATTTTTCAATAGGGGAAATAATCTTTTTATTGATTTTTTCATAGTTCTTAATCTGCGCTTGATAAACTCTACTTCCAAATAAAGTATTTATAACAGCATCAGTATTCTGTTTGTCCATATATTACTCCTAAGTATTCTATTTTTCTGACCCACTTTTTAGGAATGGCGACTGCGCCTCCCCCTGAAATGTCATCTTTATCTTTACTGTATGAGCGCATGATTATAACTTTTTCATCATTATTTATAACCATCCATCCCACGTCCTGGCATTTAGCCAAAGGAGCCTTAAGGACATCTTTAATATCAATCCATCCGGTCTCCGTATCACGTGCGTCTTCCCACGTGATACGGACCATAGGAGTTTTATTTATATCAAATTTTATGATAGCATTCGACGTGACGCTGCTCCTCCTTTTATTTGTGTATTTAACGATACATTATTTCCAGCACTTTGGCCCCTTCTATATGCTTCTCCTGCTGTAACGTTTGCACTATTACGTGAAGAACGTAAATTAATTCCCTCGTTTTTAAGGAAATCGTTACATAATTGAAGCTCTGTCTTATAAAGAGCAGGAAGATTTTTACCGCTATAGTGGTTTTCTAGCTTATCGTCACCGCTATCAGCCATCTTTTGAATGGTTAATGTGCTAATACGACTGCTTACACGATGCGCACACCCTAGTTCGAAATTGCGTCTTATCTTATTGATTTCTCGCTTATCGCCAGGTATGGGATCAGTATGCTCTTGCCCTAATCGCTTAATAGTCTCAACGAGATAATAAGTCATCTCGTTAGCTACCGCACGATTATGCTCTCGCCCTATAATGTTATGTTGTATAGCTTTTTGATATTTACTATTTAAATGTCCTGAGGAATAATAGTATTTACAAAAATACATTTTAGCTACTCGTTGATAGATAGTTCTAATCCACTCTTCACGAAGTTCCTCTATAATTTTTTCGTGTGAAATATCATCGACTTTTAAATCCTTGATATCCGTCATTTCTAAATTATATTTGGCTAAAAGCTCATGGGCACGTAGTAAGGCAAGTTCAGCTTCTTGTTCACTAGCGCCTGAATCACGAGAAAGAGCCAGCAACTTCTGAATTTTGCCTTTAATAGATTCCATATTCATATGATTTCTCCTTTCTTATTAAATATATAATAATTATTTTTATTACCATTAATACAGAATTTTTTACTTTTTGATCAAAAAATTTTTAATATCTTTCCACCCAGATGCTAGACACATATCCTTTAGTTTGCTATACATAACGCCCCCATTAAGCTTCTCTGCGTCGTCTGTATTAAAGAGATAGATTTCCCGTGATACTTTTATTAGGAGAAATACCGCACCTTTCGTTCTTTTAAAGGAACGATGCCATGCGACTTGCTCTATGGAGACTTTTGTCTTACACTTACTTGTTTCATAAACGGGTTTGCGAATATACTTTCCCTCTATCCATCCCATAATGCCATCATGGCAATAAAATAAATCGGGAATTCCTCTCTCAGTAGCTGTTTCAATGCGTTGTAAAAAAATATCAGGCCAATGTTTTCGACAAGCAGCCCATAAATTTTTTTCACTCACTTAATCTCTCCCCAGCTTTCCCCTTTCTCAACATCGACTTGTAATGGAATATTTAATTTCACTGCGTTTTTCATTATATGAACTACTTCTTTCAATTTTTCCTCTCCCTCTTTTGTCTTAGGAATTGAAAAATCAAGTTCGTCATGTATGGAGAGATTAATATCAATTACTTTATTCTCCCATATCTTTAACATTGCAGCTTTAGTAACATCAGCAGCTGATCCTTGAATCAAGCAGTTTAAAGCTTTATGCGTGTACGCCCTTTTCAATGGCATGTCCTTATAAGCCTCTTTCGCTTTCTCATAGACGTATGCTGGCTTTCCAAAGTTATTATATCCCGCTGGCTCATATAAGTTAAAATGTCGTCGCCTTCCTAATAAAGTTTTAATATATCCTTTTGATGATGCGAAAGCTACGACTTGATTATTCAACGCCTGGACGAAAGGAACGTTATTATGGTATTTCTGGAAAAGAATTTCTGCGTCTTCATATGATAGCCCTAATTCATCCGCCAATTTCATTTTTCCCATGCCATATGTTAGTCCAAGATTAATCGTTTTTGCCTGTTTTCTCTTGATTCCCGCCATCTCTGCAACCATACTATGAAAGTCAGTTTGTGTATCAGTTTTGTATAAGTTTTGTGCAAATTTTGCGGACTCATTTCCCGTGTTACTGGCGAAATGCACGAGTAATCGAGGCTCTTGCTGTGCGTAGTCAACGCATACCCATTCTTCACCATCTTCAGGAATAAAGAGACCTCTCACCAAGGGCGCTAACTCAGGATCATGCGCAGGAACTTGCTGAAGATTAGGATGCGAGGAACTAAATCGTCCCGTCACTGTCCCTGTCGAATGCAGTTGGCAGTGTATTCTTTCATTTACTGATTTCTCAATGATCATATTCTGAATGAACGTATTCTGAAGTTTATATAATCTTCGTGTTCGCAGGATTAACGGGCTGACATTATCTTCTGCGTTGCTCAACCAACCCTGCGTAAAGGATGGTGATCCTTTTTCCGTGTATGGATACTCAATATTCTGGGAATCATACGCACGTGCGATACTCTCATTCGCCCATACATTAACGTCTCCCCCAATAAGATTATTCAATTCTTTTTGTGTGTCAGATTGTCGTTTCTCAATTGTCTTTTTTAAGGCTTCAGCTTTTTCAATGTCAACCCTAACACCCTTCATTCGCATGGATAAAAGGAGGGGAATCATTTTTGACTCCATGTTAAATATATTCACCAGCTCTTGCTCTTTTAATAGTGGCCATTGCTTTTTGAAAACGTTCATCGTAAGCTCAGCATCTTTTTCTGCGTAAGGTCCAACGTAGGACGAATGCAGTCTCCATAAATTTCCTTTTACATTCGCACGACCAGAAAAATGGGAGCGAACAGCATCCTCTAGAAGTGACTCATCCTTTCGTTCCTTTAAATAATCGAAAGAAATATTATCCAATGAGAATGATTTTCTATTCTCATTTATCAATGTCTCTGCGATTTGAACGTCATATATCTTTCCTTGCGTATTTATTCCTAAAGTCGATAACCACTCTAAATCGTATAATCCATTAGCGAAAATCTTCGTTTTAAGAGTCTCCAGTGACGTTTTTAAGTATTCTACGACTAACTCTCTAGCTAAATTACCCCCATTCTGGTGAGCGATAGGCAAATAGCACTTTCTTCCGATTTCATCGCAGAGAGATATTCCCGCAACGAAGCCGTCATTACGAACTCCTCCTGGTCCATTCTTTTTTAAATTAGGATCATATGTTTCTGTGTCAATCGCTAAAGATTTGGATTGAGAGTAATCGATAAAAACCTCGGGAGGTTTCCAGTTACTGGCGGGTTTGAAAAGGTCGTTCATATATTTTAAACTTTCTTTTTGCTTTAGTCCAAAGTTCTAATGGCTCTGGGTCTATATATAACGTAGGAAAAATTAAATTTCTACAAGAAGTATTTAAGAGTAATTTTATGCACGTCATGCACGGACTGACTGTGCAATAACATTTTTCAATATCATGAATATTATGACATTGAAGCAATGCGTTTTGTTCTGCGTGAATCGCTTCGCATACTTCTAGACCTTGTCCTGACGTATGCTCTGCTCCTCTGCAAGGTTTATCAATACAGTGAGGTGATCCAGCATAAACGCCATTATATCCTGTCGCTAGAATATGATTGCGTTTATTAACTAAAACACACCCCACTGTTCGTCGGACGCATGTTCCCCGTGTCGCAACTGTCTTTGCTATCTCAATGAAATAATCGTCTTTAGATGGTCTAAATGAAAAATTCACTTGCGAATCCTATACTTGATTTATCTGATACGTTATTTAGATGATTTAAAAAAATTTGTGCTCCATTGGAATATTCTTTATAATAGTCATCTATATTAAAGGGTGCGTAGTCAACGAAATCGAAACTTGAAGCGCACTCTTTCGCCGCTGAAAGATTTTTCTTATAAAGATGTCGTGAGCCCGCATTAATAATCGTTAAACCCGGTCGTGCTCTTATTTTATAAATATCATTTAAAAGTAAAGATACATAGATACCAAGCATTGAGAAATTAAAGTTATCATAAGGCCATCCTAGCCACACGTCGTTTGAACGCATATTGGCGATAACACTTAATTTATCATTACGAATAATAAATTGAATCGATATGGTGCATGGAACGTCATTCGTTTTAGGAGGACTTTCCCTCCAAATATTTAATACCGCTTGCCGTGTATTCCTATCGTCAGCGAGTGCTCTACAGATATAAGAAAGTTGATCAATAATCTTAGGTCCATACGCCCCGTGAAAGAAGTACCCATCATCACTAAATCGATTTATCATCGTTGAATAAGGACTAATGGTCTCTACTCTATTATCCCCACTTAATATCCA